TTTGCCCCTGAGTCTGGAATCAACGAGGCGCTTTTGCAGATCGGCAGGACCGGTGACTTCACTGCAAATTCCGCCAAGGCCGCGCAAAAAGCGGAACTGATCGGCGATGTGGTGGAAAGCTATCTGATGCATATTCCCGGCAAGCAAGCCATCGTGTTTGCGTCAGGGGTGCAGGACGCCAAGGATATCGCGGAACGGTTCAGGGCGCGCGGCGTGCCTGCCACGGCGCTGGATGGCACAAATAATGACGGGCACAGGATGGAGCAAGTCGCGCGGTTCGAGACAGGCGAAACCAAGATCCTGACAAATGTCGATCTGTTCGGCGAGGGCTTTGACGTGCCAGCTTGTGAAGCGGTTATCATGGCCCGCCCAACTGCCAGCTTCGGCCTGTTCGTGCAACAGTTTGGCAGAGCGTTGCGACCGTTCGCGGGCAAGACGCATGGGGTGATCATCGACCATGTGGGCAACGTGGTGCGCATGGCGGCCAAGCATGGTCTGCCCGATACGCCGCGCACCTGGACGCTCTGGCAAGACGAGACGCGCAAAGCCAATGGCAACCCCGACGCGGTGCCGGTGCGGGTCTGCCCGGAATGCCTGCTGACGTATGAAGCTGTCGTGTTTGCGTGCCCGTATTGCGGGGCGGCCCACGTCCCTGCGGGGCGGTCATCGCCGGATCAGGTGGACGGCGTGCTGTCGGAAATGTCGCTGGAGCTGCTGGCAACGTTGCGCGCCGGGGCGGCCAAGATACAAGCCGCCGAGCCTGCCATACCTTACGGGGCGTCCGAGATTGTGGCGGCGGGCATCCGGGCGCGGCACCGCCGGAACCAAGCGGCGCAGGCGTCCCTGTCCGACGCAATGCAGCGGTGGGGCGGGATGCGGCTGGCGGCTGGTGACTCGGATGGGGTTATGCAGGCGCGGTTCCTGTATCGGTTTGGGACGGATGTTATGAGCGCACAGGGTCTGGCCGAGCGGGCGGCGCTGGAATTGAGGGACACTATTATGGAGGCTACCAGCCAATGAACCGCACAGACATACTGAACGCAGCGCGACAGGCCGTCACGGTCGATAGGGCCGCCACGCATGGCGATCTTGAGGACTCTTTCGGGCTGGTGGCGGCATACTGGTCGGCGCACCTCGGAACGCCTGTCAGCCGGTCTGACGTGGCCGTGATGATGATCCAACTCAAGCTGGCCCGGATCAAGACGAGCCCGGAACACGCGGACCATTGGATAGACGTGGCGGGATATGCGGCCTGCGGTGGTGAGGTGGCTACATGACGTGGCTCATTGCTTGCGAGTTTTCCGGCAGGGTGCGGGATGCGTTCTTGGCGCAAGGTATCGACGCGGTGTCGTGCGATCTGCTGCCGACAGAACGTCCAGGGCCTCATATCCAAGGCGACGTGAGGGAACAACTGCGCAAGCCTTGGGCTGGCATTATCGCGCACCCACCTTGCACCAGGTTGTGCAATTCCGGCGTGCGATGGCTGGCAGAGCGTAACCTGTGGAACGACATGGAAGAAGGCGCGGAGTTCTTTCTGGAATGCCTGCGCGGCAATGCCGAATATGTGGCGGTCGAAAACCCCGTGATGCACAAGTATGCCCGCGCCATTATCGGGTGCGGGCCGTCGTTTACTGTGCAGCCGTGGCAGTTTGGAGATCCTGCAAAGAAGCGCACATGCTTCTGGACGCGGGGCGACATGCCGCCATTGCAGCCCACCAGCACGATGACTGCCGCTGATGCGCGGGCCGACTGTCACCTTGCACCGCCTGGGCCGGACCGGTGGAAAATCCGCAGCACGACCTACCCCGGACTGGCGCGTGCCATGGCGTCTCAGTGGGGCGTATTGACACCGCAGGCAATAACTGGCAATAGTAACCCGAAGGAGTCTGACCGATGCCAAAACGAGTGAGAATGTCGCCGGAAGGTCGGCGCGAGGTGATCATAAAAGCGGCCATTGCCCTGACGCGTGAGGCCGATGGGTGTCTGGACTCATGGTCGCGCCAGGACGTGGCCAGCAAGTGCATACCGCCGACCAGCCCGGAAACGGTGAAGCACTATTTCAGCCAGCCCGATCTGCGCGATGCCGTGCGGGTGCTGCTGAATAAGTAACAGCTAGTCTCGGCTTTCCAAGGTTGACTTGTCACACATTACTTACCATAGTGGTAAACCTAAAGCAAGCGCACAAGGGGCACCATGAAAAAGTTAAACGAATATTTGAAGGGCCGGACGGCCCGCGATCTGGCGCGCGCGGTGGGTGTTTCTGAGGCTCACATATCCCGCCTGCGGCACGGTGAACAAACGCCGTCGCTCAGTCTGGCGCGGCGCATAAAGCAAGCTACCGACGGTGTTGTGGACTATGACGCATGGGGGTTTGTCGGATGATCGACGCCGCACTGTTATATGCCAAGCGCGGGTGGACGGTCTTTCCGGCCCCTGTCGGCACCAAGAAGTCACACATTGCAGCCGCGCAGCGGGGCGGACCAAGATGGGGCGCAACGTCAGACCATGACACGTTGTGCCGATATTGGACGCAGTTCCCCAAAGCCAATGTGGCCATCGTGACAGGCCAAGTGTCTGGCATATTCGTGATCGACGTTGACACAGACGTGGGACATGGCGTTGACGGATTTGCAAGCCTTGCCGCGCTTCCAGGTGCCATGCCTGAAACGCTCACCGCTCAAAGTCCGAGCGGGTCCAAACACTTCTATTTCAACTGGCCCGACACAGGAACTATCCGCAACAGCGTGGGCAAGATCGGGCCGGGGCTGGACGTGCGGGGCGACGGCGGGATGGTCATCGCCCCGCCGTCTGTCAAACCTGACGGCGGCGTTTACATCTGGAACAACAGCGCACCGATTGCGGATGCGCCAGCGTGGCTGCTGGAAATGGTGTGCAGCACCGATACGCCCCAGACCGATGCGCCGCGCCGCGCCACACCACCCGCGCTGGGTGAGGTCGAGGAACTGCTGACATATATCGACCCGGACGCGGGCGGATATCAGGATTGGCAGAGGATATTATCTGCCATTCACGATGCGTCCGGCGGCTCAGACGACGGCATGCACTTGGCCGACAAATGGTCAGAACGCGGGGCGAACTACAACCCGGGTGAAGTGCAGGACAAATGGCCCAGTTTTACATCCGGTAAGGGTGGCGGGTCGGGTATGGGATCGATAGGATATCATGCCAAGCAGGCTGGGGCAGACGTGGCTGGCATTGGTGCGCGACACCGCCTGCTGAATATGCCCGGCCCGTCGCATGTGCCATCCGGTATGATGCCGACCGCGCCGGGGCCGGGGATGCCCAGCGCGCCGCGCGCGGCAAGCGTGGTCGATCTGATATGTGAGCGGATCAAAGACAACCCCCTGACGGCGGTGGAATTGCTGGCCGATGAAGTGGCGCGTCTGTCACCTACTGACCGCGCCACGGTGTTAGAGTTCTGCCAGGAGTATCGCATCAAAGTAAAGATGCAGGCGGCGGTGAAGCGTGCTGTCACGGCTTTTCTGGCAGCCAAGGGTGCCGTTGCGTTGCAGACGCCGGAATATGAAGAGTTGAATTATTACTTCATTGTCCGAAATGAGGCGGGGCAGGCGGTGGCGGTCGATGCGCGGGGTGGGATGCAGCCTCAGGCCCGCACGCAATTCCGGGATGCCATGGCGCAACTGCCGCCGATTATGATCGAGGATAAGGCGACAGGTAACGCCCGCGCCAAGCTGGCGGCAGACTATTGGTGGGAGCACCCCGACACGATTAGCTATCACGCGACAGGCTATGACCCGCTGGCAGGCGTTGATCTTTATGACGACAAGGCGCGCAAGATCCGCAACGTTTACGAGCCAGGGCATACCGCGCCCGCAGCGCCTGTGGGGCCTGAAGCGATTGAGCCGTTTATGCACGTCATCCGGTCCAACTTCCCGGACGCTGCCGACCAGCACACGCTGTTGCAAATTCTGGCACATCTGGTGCAGCGGCCCGGCGTCATGTTGCGCTGGTCTCCGGTGATGCAGGGCACGCCGGGGTGCGGCAAGGGCACGATTTCCCAAGCCGTCGCGTATTGTCACGGGCGCAAGAACGTGGCGCACCCGTCGCCTGATGTGATCGCCACCGACTTCAACGGATATATGCACCAAAAGACGCTGATCGTGGTGAATGAGATAGGCGATCACAGTAAGCGCGAATTGTCGGTGCTGTCTGAAAAGATCAAGCCATGGATCACCGACGACGACGCCCACATTCACGGCAAGGGTA